CATACCCTGCATCTGGAGTTAAATTACAACTCGCGCCACCAGTACAATCATATGCTTGTGTATGTTTAATGGGCGCACCAGCAGCATAAACGTTTTCAGGATCGGTTATGTCTGCGCCCTCTTCAGTTGTAGAAGGCGTTATATTTCCTGCCCCATCTGACGTAGGTATCCCAACTATAGCCCCAACAATAGGGTCACTTTCAGGTACTGTAGAACTCGGATTCTGAGCACATACCTCAGTACAAAAGATCAATACGGTTAATATAGTTAAAAATATCTTTTTCATATCTTGCTCCTTATGGGTTGATCACTGCACCAGTTAAAACCGCACCTTGTATGGCAGTATCCGGTTTAATGTCATAGCCAAAAGCTCCTATTTCAATACCGTCTATGGCTGAATTTACGAGCCTGTCATGGTCAGAATCATAGATAAGTTCCGTGGTGTCCGTATCATCAATAAATTGATACTGATCACCATCACTCGGAGTCATCCATTTTGTTCCCGCGTTTATTGCAGGAGAGCCTGCTTGTGGAGAATAGTTAGAGTCTAGGAGGGGGTCTATAGATAGGCTATAAACGTCTTTTTCACTAATACCTGAATCATCCGATATTGATGTTTGCCAAGCTGATAAAGTGGAATAGCTTCCATCTTCATCTTTGGCTATATATGCTGTTCCTTCAGCATAGTATAAATTATTATTAAGTGTTACATCGTATTCGTTCGGATTAGCATCATCAGTTATTGAAATACATTCTATATTATGGCTAACTTCTATTGTATAAGCATATATTAAGTTATTTCTAATGTCAGCTTTTATACCATTTATCTGAACTGCTATTCCATGACCGGAGCTTCCTGTTGGAACATGGTATATAGTATTACCCCATATTTTATCAGGAATTGAGTTAGCTGGAGATTCATGAGATATACCATTTACTATAGAAGCCACTACTAAATTAAATTTTATTATATTCCCGCCATTACCACTACTTGAATTTATCAAAATTCCTACTCTTGAATTTTTATATAAATAATTATTTCTAATTATATTTCCTTCCGAAGACCCTTGAATTGCAATACCATGACCAAAATCGTCAGGGTATGTATCACCATCCCAACACCACTCAATCGTATTTAAGTAGATTTCATTATTATCACTGTCATTTATCAAAACACCTTCAGTTACTCTATTTGTTTCATCTCCGATTGTATTATTATAAACGCTTATAGAATTGGATCGTAATATGTAAATTCCTGCATTATTTAAACTTTCAGGCACAGTGCCGCTTGTATTATATATTACGCAGTCATGAATAGAATTACCTGACCCTTCATCCGCATTAGAAAAATAAACACCTCTGGTGGGTTGAGATTCAATTATAATAACGCAATTAGAGATTTCAACATTGCTGGGATCACCGCCAACATCACCTGCAACATATATATTAGGGCTTCCAGCCGTTACATTTCCAGATACGGTTAAATACTCAAAAATAGTATTACTTGATGTTCCAATATTGCCTATCGTTCCAAATTCATAATCTCCTTTAATAGTTAGATTAGATAATGTATTTGAATTATGATCGTTTATTCTAATAGTCCAGTCTGTGAATGCTGTACCATCAACAATTACTGTCCCCGAATGGCTTGAATAATCGGGATCAGATATTATGGGAGACCTCCATATCTGATTATCGTTAAGTATATCTAAACCATCATCTGCGTCAATCATCGTGCCCGAATATGTTTGCCCATAAACGCCCCCGGACAATATGAAAACAGCTCCATCCCCCCCTGCAATCCTAGCTGCTTCTAAATCTGTATTTGTGGTTCTGGTTCCATCATTATCAGAAGGCCATCCGTTTGTATCATACATTATTTTAGTAGTAGGATTACTAACATCGGGCTCGATAAAATAAGTAGCCCCCCAGCTCATCCCGCACCAGAGTAACAGTAAAATAAATAGTATCGCAATTGCTATAAATATATGTTTCATGGCCTCTCCTATTGCGCGTCTGATGCCTGATAATAATGCCATGTTGGAGTTGTGGCAGTTCCTATCCATAGCATAGTTATGCTGTCCGCCGCTTCATCAAGAGTTTCCAACCCTGCGTTTGGACATCCGGTACAGGTGGAATCAGTTTCAAAGTCTAATATTAAACTATCATCGGCGGTTATTGCATCCAGATAGAAAATCACTTTTGAAACTTTTCCTGTCGGCCCGTCTTGAATGTGAATAGTTTCAGCAGTATCATCATCATCCGTTTTGAGTAGCACAAAAGAAGACGTTATATCAGACCCTACGGTTTCGCTCCCATCATCAGCATTATAGGTCTTAGTCTGAGATGAATATCCTTGGACGAGGGAATGAGTCACAGTATTATCACTTCCATCAGCATATATAAAAGTCGTTTCCGAACCACCTACCCATACAGTGCGCCAACTATCTCCTGTCTCACCGTCTTCAGTTGTAACCGTCATATTGCCATGCATGCAAGTCACATACTCGTCTGTGTCTTCAGCTCCTTCTGCATTTGAGTCTCTCAAGCAAACGGATGGTGTGGCCGAACTTGAATTAACCAGTCCACCGGCATAAGTGACTAAACTCTGTTGTGTAACCCCGGCAGTATCAGAGTTAGATGCCATATCGTCCTCATCAAGCAGAGTTACCGGAGGAATGGGAGGGCCTGCCCAAATCTGACTTGACCACAAAACCATAACCGCAATTATAAAGAATATTTTTTTCATGTTTATCTCCTATGGTAAATTTGGGCCGGCACTTAAAACAGCTAATGGGCACAAATAATCCCATTCTACAGTATTATCTGATATTCCACTGCCTGTCCCTGTTGGTCCACCGGCACCAGCCGAAGTCCCTGCCGTTACACACACATATATCTTGTCTGTATCATTTAATACAAGGTTCCCTACCTCGTAATCCGTGTCAGCACCCCACGCAGATGCAAGCCGACCAGCAGTGGTGCATTGATAGTAAGAAGCAACCCCGCTTGCAGCGTCATCATGCATTAACATTGTTCCTATAACATATTGTCCATGCACTCCACTTGTAGGATCATCTGTATATTTCTGGAAGGGGTCTTGACTATGCCCTGAATAAGCATGGATACCATATGTGTCAAGAGATGCAATTTGAAAACTTTTCAACCTTAGATTTGCAGTCCCCCCCACAAAGAGAATCCTTGCAAACTTGACACTATCGGTGAATCTTATTATGTGTTCTGTAGACCCATCCGAGCCATCCCTATAGGAATTTCCAAAATTCGAAGATGTACCACTTAAACCAGAGACATAGTAAGGTGATGTTCCACTTAAAACAGTACCACCAGCATTGTAGCAAACAACATAAAGCCTTCCTGTGTTACTTCCATAAACTGTATGCCTTACTGTGAAAGCCTTACCATTGACAGTGTTTACAAATACCCCTACACCTCTTGTGCTTGACAACTCAACATCGTCTTTGTTTAACACAATGCTTGATGCGTTTGTTCTGGCTACAGTATAGGCACTATCGCCTGAGTACATAAAATGGAGATGCCCACTGATAGATGCATTAGTGGCATCGTAGGAAGTTATCAATTTGTTAATGTCACCACTGTTAAACTCTATTGATGCCTTGTCAACTTTGGGCGCGTAATAATTATCACCTGCCCCAGCCGTTTCCACTATCCCATCAGTTATATAGTCACCCGATGTAAAAGAAACTTCAAAATGATTATTAGAAGCATATGTCGGGCCTACCAGCTTCGCAAATTCCCCCCGTCCACCTTCAAACCTGGCATCATATATTTTATTAAGCCTACCTGCGCCATTCATGTATACAGGAACACGTTCCGTTCCTAAATCTCCATCCCTTAACTGGAAGCATGGATGATACCATACATTGTTGTTATGGTTCTGGTATGCCCCTGCTCCTGAGTTATAATGCACATACCAGCCGTACACATCCTGGTCATCGGCTACACCATTAAAGACCGCCAGTTCCCCACCAATCCATAGATTTTCATTAACGCCACCTGTGGCATTATTTGAATAACTGCGCCTCTGATATTTATTGTTTTTAAGTGTTCCCAGTACTACAGTATTATAACTCAACTGTTCTCCATTGGTATACTCATCCAATCCCACAGTGAATCCACTTATTTCAACAATGTGAAAATAAGAGTATTTTGCTGCATAGCTTCCGTCACTCTGGATTCTTAACCCACAATAATCAACATCGGAAAAGTCAGACTGAGAATCAGACTGTATTAATACCCCACTGATAGTCTTTTTATTTGGGGCAACTATAACCGCAGGACGGTCTTGTGTTCCACCATAAGTTATTTGTGATCCGTTAAAATCCCAGTGGACATTATTAGCCGTTACAGTGTCTTCAATGTAATAATCAGCTCCGGGAACTCCTTTGAAGCTGGTTGCGCCACTGGCAAGCAACATACTTATAGCAGCTTCATCATCTGTTGAACCATCCCCTGTTGCAGCCCATCCTAACGATACTTCCCCTCCATTTGTAAACACCACCGTTATAGAGCTGCCGAATATTTGTTGTCCGGGTAAAGCCTTGATCTGTCCAACATTATCAAAGGTTATTGTTCCTGCTCCGTCTATGATAGCTCCATTCTTAAAGTCTAATTGAACATTATCAGGAACAGTCTCATCGGTTGTAAGTGTGTAGGTCGTAACACCGCTTGAAGGATTATCATTCGGAAATCTTAATCTAGCTTTGATAGTCGTACCATTATTGTCAATATGGTCTTTGAGTGACCTGTTTCCCTCACTGGTGGCTGCCCCTTGATCTAGGCTACTGGAATCAATAGTGTATTCATTTATATCCTGAACATCACCATAGATGTTATAGGCAAAGATAGCATGTAGCTTCCTTGCGCTTTTACCTATCTGTCCATAGTTGTCCTTGTGGGCATCAACTAATATTTGTTGGTCTGATCTATCTGTCATTTAATAACCTCATCTAAATTATTCAATAACTGTAATTCCATCTGTGCGGTTTTTAATCTTAATCTCTCAAGGTTGCTTATTACTTTTCTTTTTTTCTCGCTAGATATATTTAATTCTATAACAATGTCTATTTGTCTATTTATATCAGATATAGCCTCTCTTGTGCTCTGAGTGCTTGGATAAAAGATTAATTCAGGATAGTTTTTCAATAATTCATTTTGTTCCTTTTGATTCATGTCACTGATTTCTTTTTTATATGTCGCATATGCCTCTGATATTTCATTTGATCTTCTATAAAATTCTCTTAGGCTTTGTGGATTAGACTCTACAGGTCTGGATACAAATCCCTTGACAAGTGGTAAGTCGGCAGCCTCATACGGTCTTCTTTTGTCAGGTGTTACATTCAATGCTCTTAAGGCTAAGTCTGTTGCTTCTAAGGAATATCCTCCCACTGAACCCCCATAACCTTTTACAAAATTCTCTATCTTAGATGGTGATGTATTGGTCAGCTTTCCTATTATTTTAGCTGATTCAGTGGTATATTTACCATATTCATGATAAGGCAAAAATCTTTCGCTGGATTCTGATACTATTGGCGTTTCCCTAAAAAATGACCAGTTAGTTTCATTCTCTATGAGAGGCTTAATAGCTGTTGGCAGAATAGAACCTGACACATCTCCCTGTATTGGGGTTGATGCAGATATAAGTGATTCCACAAACCCATCCAATGCAGTTTGATCTTTTTCATAAACATAGTTAAGAAACCGTTCAACTGTAGAACCATATACCTGACCATATAAAAATGGTTTGGGTACTCTTGCCCATTGAATAAAATCATCAGGCCCACCAACTTTTATATTCCAAAATAAATCCTTCTGATAGGTAGGTAATTCTTTGTAGTCTGGATCATCTTTATTCAACATCCAAAGCATAACACTTGGAATCGTTATGGTAGCAGTAGCTTTCATTGTCACTTCTTTAGGGTTGGTTTTATGTGCTCTTATAAATCTATCGGTTCCCTGTATGGCGGGGTTAAAGAAAGCAGTCATCGAGCTAAACTTTTGCAAAGACTTTGATGATCCTTTAGATGCAAAGTCTACAGTTCCTTCTCTTGAAATAAAACCGGCCTCTACCTGAGATTTTCCACTCCTTATAGCTGATTTATAAACTCCCAACCTTGTAGCTTTTTCAATAGCGAGTGATACCTGTTGTGCATCATTTATTATATTGAGATATTTTAAATTTGAACCTTCACCCTGTAATTTTGTGATTATATTATTAAGATTTTTTCTACTTAAATCTACAAACGTAGAGTGTGCTCCACCGCTTCGCAGCCAATCATAATAAACATCTGTTTTACCTATAACATCTGCCAGTGCTTGCGCTGAATCAATGGCAGGTCTAAACCCAACTTGAGTCTGTATGTAAGCGTCAAACTGATCACGGACAAAGTTTCTAAGAACAAACTCAGGAGTGCTTGTGGTTCCCATCTTTAACATATGAGCAGGTGTAGATAGTATTCTTGTTAAAAAATCACTGGACATACTTGTCATATCACTCATAGATTTGTAAAGATTCTCAGATACTTCTATATATTTTTTACCTCCGTTATCATAATATTCAATTACATTACCACTTGGTTTAAATGGAGATGGCCTGAAAATAGTTACATCTCTACCAACTTCAGCCTCAGTAACATTTATTGGCTGCATTTTAGGTCTAACACGCTTAATAGTATCAGGAAATATATCACTTAAACTTGCAACGCTTTTAGCAACTGTGTTTCGTTCGGCAATATCAACAGTCCTATAAGTGTTTTTAATGATAGAACCCATTACATCTTCTATTTCTTTCTCAGACCCTTTGATGCGCTTTACAGGTGATCTTGTCTCAGTAAAAGTCTTTTTCTGCCGCGGCCCACCGGATACATTTATTTCATTGCCCTCTAATATCCTACTGAATGGCACATAATTAGGATTAGCAGTTACTATGTCTGTATATTGAGCTTCAGATAAATTACCTGAATCAACGAGCATGTGTAGAAGTTCTTTTTGATAGTCATATAACCGTGTAGCTGTAGTCTCAAGGTGATCTATATTTCCATACTTACCTTCAAGTTCTGTTATTTTTTTGCGGGCAGATTCAACTTGTGCCTCCGTTACAATATTTTCTTCAGACCCCTCTCTTTTGGGCCTTTGTAAATCTTCTATTGTTCTTCTTGCTATAAGAAAATCATTAAGGTCTTTATTTCTTGCTTCCAACTTAGGTTCAGGAGAAAGGGTATCATAGTCTTTTATGATAGGTTTAAGACCCTCATTTGTAACCGTTGCATTTCCTTCTTTTGACATCTTATATGGACCTTTTTCAAGAACTGACTGTACCTTTTCAGACACACCAAGATAGTTTCTGGCCCTTAGTCCTGGTGCTTCACCAGCAGGTATATCAAGTCCCAACGCTTTAGCTCTCTTATCAAGGTTCTCTATAGATGCAAATCTATTAATTGTGGATTGGTATATAGACTCAGTATTCACCTCCCCTATATTTATTGATCCATCATCATTGCGCCTAATATTGGCTTTTTCCCTTAATGCTTTTGACAATTTAGGTTCTATAACATTTTGCCTTATTTCATTTAACCCTAGTTGACCGCCCGGAGAAGACAATGAATAACCAGCCCCAGTGACCAAACCCTTAACGAATGCTTTACCTTTTTCACCCTCTTGTACATTTTGTGTTTCTTCAAGCCCAAAGATAGTTCCCATTATAGGCGCCTTAAGATATTGTTTTAAAGGAGCCATTGCTCTAAAAATAAAATCCAATGTACCTGTTTTGGCAGCCTCTACCAGTCCGTTTGTAAATGGATCATTCCCATTCTCTGCTGCTACATTCGCACCGTCCATGTATGGAAATGTGAAGCCTGATCCAACATCCAGCGCAAACTGAGTGATACCAGATGGAGCTTGACCTATAGCTTCACCAACGATTTCTTCAAAGAAGGTAAAACCTACATCCTCTGCTCTTTTTTTCCAATGCTCGGAGTTGCCACTATAATTATCTGCTAATTTCTCAAACAATCCACCCTTCTTAAATCCGGTAGATTTCTCTACAAATTCTGAAATACTATCAAGATGAGTTGCAAATGCCGCCAACCCTTTATTAACTCCCTCAGCAGCCTTATATCCTGTCGCAACAAATGGCCTTGATATATCAGACAGTATATTTGACATAACAGATTTATTAATATCAGTTTCCTCTATTGGCTTTGCAGAGTTCCATTGATCAAATTGAGTATCAATATCAAATGGAGCAGGATCAGGAGCGGTTCTTATCTGTTTATCCTTCTGTTCATAATCAGGTATTATTAAGTTTTCTCTAATTGGCATTATTCCGGCACATGGTTAAGTTTGTAAATTTGCAATACCCTATCATCTGTTATTATTTGCCCTGATGCTGTTAGGGATTTTTCTATTCTTTCTTTATCCGCTTTAGGAATGTCTTTAACGGTAAGATTTGAAAATTCCACCGCTTTAATTGTTTCATTTAATTGTTTATAATTTTCTTCATATTTTTCAATTAATGTAAGTTGATAATCTTGAGCAATTTCTCTTGCTTTTTTCTTTATATCACTCCTTGATAAAAACTTATTATTAGATTTTGCATCATCAATAAACTCATCTAAAGCAAACTGAGCCTGACTGATTCTTTGTGGGATAATTGAAGTAGGAGGTATTATACGATTATCATATGATGGGTCTATCACAGTTTTTATTTCACTATACCCTGCACTTCTTCCCGCTTTTACTTCAGATGATATTTCAGATTCCAGTTTATTAAGATATTGCTCCTTATCTTCTTTTTTTATATTTGTGTTCTGAACTATATATTTTCGTATACTATTAGGGTCATCTTGGCCTGATATCATACTGTTTATTTTAACTATTTCTTCGGCTTCTTTTGTGGCTCCTACTTCTTTTTCTGCTTTATCAAGATTAGAGTTAATAGCATTAAACCATTCTTTCTTTTCTGGACCAGTCAATAAACCAGATTCATTTATTAATTTTAACGCTTCAGTATAGTTTTCCCTAACAAATAAATCACCAAGGTTTCTTTCTTCAGTATCATGATCTATCTTTTTCTGTGCTTTTATTTTAGATTTGGCTTCCTTCTCTGATACCTCTTTTTCTCTTTCTAAAGCATTCTTTCTGCTCTTGAAAGCGTCCTCATATTTCTGGACTAAATCTCTATTCTTGAAACTACCCTTTATATCGTTAAACTTCTTTTCTGCAATTATGAGTTCTTCAATGGTATCCTGTTTAAGAAGAGAATCCATTCTTGCATTCTCAAGAGCAGCAATAGCTTTATCCTTCATTCCAGGATTTCCACCAAAGTTCTTGTCTATTACAGTAAGAGCTTTTTCTTTATTAAGATTATATACCTCATCATCATAAGGATTATCATAAGACTCATTTGCCCAACTATCTATTCCCTTATTAAGCGAATCAATCTTGTACTGTTCTGCCTGTGATGCCTGATAAGTAGCTATATTATCAAGAAAAGAGTCATTTAAGCTAGAAGCAGCTTGATTAAATTGACTCTTTATAAATGGATGTAAATTCTGTTCAAACCTTGCATACTCATCTTGTATCCATTTACTACCTTCATTATAAATATCAAGAGCATCACCACTCTTTTTTTGTTTTAATTGAAGCCTTTTAGTTCTAAGTATTTCCCTCCAATCAGCCATTTTATCAATCATCATGCTTCTGGAGACTGTATCTCTATATATATCAGCAGCTTGACCAGCTATAGCAGATACATTATTCCCAACTTGGGACGCAGGAACTCTACCAGAATCAAAATTTGTAATCTGTCTTTGTGATTTTATTATCGGCATTAGATTAAACCACCTAATATATGTGAACCAGCTTTAAATAAACTGCTAATTTTAGATTGTTTACCTTGATAGCGAAGAAGTTTGCTTCTATTTTCAGAGGCATATCTGATAGCAAGTGCATCAAGTTCCGTATCCCTTACTGTTGCACTAATAACTGCTGCCGGTGTACGGCCTGATCTTGACGATATATCCACGCCTGAAGCTCCAAAACCTGCTCTCTGTGAAGACTTTATTGATTCCCCTATGTCTCGCCTTGCCTGCTCTTTAAAAGCCCCTTCCTGACGTTCTAAACGAGCCTGAAGCTTTAATGCCTGGTTTTCAGAATACCCCTGAAGTATATCTCCAAAGGCTTGTATGCCTATTAAAGCGTAATATGGATTCATAGCTTCCTCACTGAAATTTAACTAAAATACCGCTTAAACACATAGACAATGGATTTGAGCTTTTAACGTATATTGTCTGGTCCTGATCCCATGTACCGGGAAATGTTAATTCACAATTACCAATATACGGAGTCGTACCATAATAACTGGAAAATGCAATATCACCTAAATTTGTAGAATTACTACCATAAGAAGCATCAGATGTTTTGAAGAATTTAGCGTTTATCTCTTTTATATTTCGGATTATTCCACTTCCTACAGGCACATCAATTGTTTCGATTGTAGCTGAATAAGATAATCCTATATGTACAACGCTCGCTGCTGCATCAAGCTCTATTTCTCCTGAACTGACAGTCTTTCCGGTAACAGTAACGCCATCAGCTAAAACAGCAACATCTTCTCCTTCAAGGTGGTCAAGCCCTGTGATTGTAGTTGCAGGAGTTGAATCATAAGTCGCACCACAATCCACATAAAACATATCCTCTTCGGTATCCATTTCAGGATCAACCATATATTCTACATACTTAACTGTACTTCCATCTACGGTTCTCTCAACTATCATCCAAAGTTCATCTGTATTGGTCCCAGGTATGGTAGCTATCCATTTAAAATCACCGTTAGTGGTATGGGTTGACCAGGCATAGATATTTTGATTCTCAAGGAATGTCAGACTATGTAAATTGCCGTCAGCAGTAATAACCCATAGACAGCTAAATGGTTGCTGTTGATATGATGTGCAAACTATTGATGTATCACTGAATAAGTGTTCAGCAAGAATAGATATTTCATCACCCTTGAAACCATCACTCTGCCAATCATATCCAAATACATATATTTTTCTTGATGCCCTGTGAATAAAAAATGTGCCCTTTCCTATTTGAATAGAATCGATATCTGCACTACCTTTGTCGGATTGTTGTTTTATCCGTATATTTGTGGGGGTAACACCATCTGTTGTAGATTGCGCTCCCAATGTCCATTCACTTCCGGTTGTTCCAATTTGAAGAACACTCCCCTCATTTAACCATCTGATAGCATTAACCCTTGCAGATGCCATTGTAACTGAAATAGCATCGTCATCCTCATCACCTGTTGCCATATTTTCAAAATCACCTGTTTTTGACATCCAGATTGTTTGAGGATATTGAGATGTCCCCGCCCAACAAAGTCTCTGTTCATAGAATTGTACTGTGCTTGGATAACCGTTTGTTGAATTCCATGCTGCTTCTTCTAGTGACCATATGTTTGTTGCATCTGTTTGGTCATCTATTAACTCTATTATCTTACCTTTCACAGTAGTTGCGTTAGTATAAGATGTTATTTTAACAAGGCCCCCATTAACATAGATATAGTCTCCAACATCTCCTGACCTGAAAGCATCAACAGAATTTACTAAACTTATTATGCTTCCTTTATTTGTCGGCGAGTCAGATGGGTTTAAGCTGCCGCTTGGACTTCCATAAATATACCAATTTGTTGCGGTTATAGGGTCTGTGTCGGGGAAATTGGATAATACATCTGCTGTAACGTGTGTGGTATCAGTAAAGGCAGTTATAACAGCCTGTGCTGTTCCGGCAATTACTGTCCGGCCTATATCCCCTTCGAGAAATGCAGCAGCTCCAGCAGTTAAGGTAATGCCCGTACCAGACACAGCACTTGGGGTAACAGTCGTAGAGGGGTAGAGCGACTGTAAGACAGTGGCGGGAGGTTCGAATGATATCGTAGAAAGAGTCCACGATGTATGACCACTTCTTGTTAATTTCGCAGGTGCATGGTCTGGATGGGCTATGTAAAGATAATCGGCAGACTGTGTAAATCTTAATTGTGACAGTTGCGCTTCCGTATATGTGGTAGCAACTTCATACGGATTCGCGCCATCAAGAATTTGACCATTGTCTTTATAAAAGCGTATATATTCATCTCCAAATTCTAATATATATGCCTGTGTTGTGGAATAGTAAAATGGGACAAGTATGCTGTCCTCAGAGGATGTTTCAGTTTCAGCAACATACTTAGTGCCTCCACGTTTTATAACACCCCCTTGAGGCAATACAATAACATTTTCAAGTGTTCTGGCTCCATCAAAATACTTCTGGAAATCAACTCTTGTATCGAGTTTCCTTGTCAGAACACCACTTGAGAAATTTGTAAAATAATGATTTGGCATTTATCTACCTGCTGATTGCCATGATGTATTGTACATTGGATCATGTCTTTCCTGATTATCATTAGGCCATTTTTCGATAGCACCAAGTCTATATGCTTCCGCTAATGTATCTCTATAGATTGCCAACCATTCAGGTTTAGCCTTAGGTTTATCAGCGATAGACCCTATGAATTCAGCAGCCAATTTATCAGAAAATGTTTCGATAAATTCATCAGACAGATTGGCCACTGTAGTCTCTTTGAAAATGTACCGGAAATAAATTTCATCTGAATTTGTAACAATATAATTACCTTCCATGTCCCATTTTACATTGTAAAGCATCTTAAACATTCTTAAAAAATCTGAAGGGACTTTAAAGGCATAGTCATATTCATTTAAGGGAGCAGCCCTTATATAACCTGAAGTAGCTGTCCCTATACTTGAACCATCAAACGTGTTTATACCATCCTTCTCATAAAGTTCCAGCGTGTCAGAGCCATCTGTAAGAGACTGCACAGAGAAAATATGACCATCCAGCTCGTCAATACCCGTGTCCCAAATATAACACCCAAAATCATCTGTAAGATAGGCATCAGTTATATCAGTCCCGGTAACAACAACAGGACTTGCAGCAGTAGTAGCAGTTATTGTGTCCTGGAAATTACTGGCATCCATTACAACCCTTTTTAAAGCAAACTTCCAAGGATACCTTTTAAGAAGTTGATCACGCTCATTTGTGTAAATAGTGCTTGCTATCAGAGCTGTTGTGTTGGTCCCTGGTGTTGTAAATTGTGCAGAAGATATTTGAACTTTACTGCCTATCTTTGCCAGTGCCAGATTACATATTTCATATGCAGAGGTTAGTGATGACATTTATTCCCCTATTGATAACTCACGTTCTTCCTTGAATTCTTCTTCAAGATCATTGTCTCTGATAAGTCGCATTAGTTTTTTTGCACCGAGTCTATGATGATATTTAATTTTATACTTATCCAAGACTTTTTTAGCAACCTCAGATTCATTGTCAAAGGTTTCCTCCTGACGTTTCTCAGCAATAAGTTTCTGCAACTGTGGGACCGTCCAACTTTCATCTACATAACATCCCATCTCTTCAAGTCTGTCCTTTAGAATGTCATAAACGTCTTTACCTTGATTTTCACCTTCCATTGGTACAAAATGATGGTTTGGAGATTCTTTTCCGTTATAAATCTCACCTGTCATGAAAAACCTTGGATATACTTTTCCATTAGGTGTTTTACCATTAATCACACAAGTGTCTACACACATAAATTTCATCGGTCTTCCTCCTCATAAGTTTGAACCTGAGTATAAAGATGTTCCTGATTATTAAACATCAACATTGATGTATCTCCAACATAGTCAGCATGTCTTATCCATCTTTCTATAACATCAGTTATTACTAATTCGCTTTGACGTTTAGGTTTTGGATACACCGTCCAATATTTATCCATCATTGCCTGCCAATGCTTAGCGTGTCTAGGCTGGTTATACCCCTTGCTGTTTCCGAATCTTAATTCAAATTCAGTACAATATCGCTTCAATATAACCTTGATATCGGGACTTATATTATCAGAGACAAGTTTTCTAACCTGATTAAGCCTGTCAAGGCCTTTACTTTTTGAGTCATTATAAAAATATCCACCCCAATGACCCGATACATATGGCCTATCCACCTCCATCCCACACTTGCAATGAACATCCTCGTCTTTATTCATGTCTATTTGTAAGTTAAGCAGTTGCATCAATTCAAAAAGTGTTTTTGGCCTTACAACAACTTTCCAGCATTGGAGACATTTATCAGGAACAAAACCAAATGTCTTGAATATTATTTCAAGATCATCACATTGCCTATTTGGGTCTTGATTAACATGGACCCACGGTGTTGCCGTGTCATGACCCGCAAGTAATATTGGTTCAATCTTATTTGTGTCTGGATTTATCTTATGTGTTCTTCCTAAATATCCTGCATCCCTTAATGGTTTTACCAAATTGTTAATATGTAATTGCTCAAATAAATTCGTATTCGTTAAATCTACTTTTGGAATATGTGTTGCCATTCCTCCTCCTTGATTAAGGGGGGTCGGGCGTAACCCCCCACATAGTCATTAAATGGTTTATGTTAAAGAACTACCAGTAATTTGTGTGTCACCTGGAACATCAGACAGCCATGCGTTTACAGCCCCGCTTACAATCTTAGTTCCACCGTTAACATAATAAACTACTCCCATATGCCTTTCAGTTGAAGCAAACTCAACATTAGGTACAGATACGCTCCTGATAGTACCGGCAGCAGCATCCACAGGAAATGCAACCTCAATAAGTTTATTACCGCTTTTAATTGAAGTAGCTGCACTATGAACATACAGTCTAGCTTCAAGTATAGATGATCCAGTACAGGATAATACTGTATTTATTTCAGCATTGAAATAAACAGTTCCACCTCTGAATTTGTCAGCAATATTGGTGGCACTCAACCTGTACCATCCATCCTCCGCAGCATTGCCACCTGTAAGGTCAAGAACATTGGTTGACTGTGTTTCAGAGGAAGCAGATTTACTTGCTAATGCTTGTGCATCACTGAATTCTAATTCGCTATCAATTATCATGATTTCCTCCTTTCTTATGTCAATGCAGATTCAGTTATTACAATCTGATCGCATTTCTTGACAGGATTTTTCCTGAAGTAGAGGACAGGTTCGCCAGCCAACCCTTCACCATTTGCAGGTGTATAATTGACGTTGTTCTTGTCCTTAAGTGCGATTTCCATCTGTGTAAGAACTGTATCATTGACATAAAGAGTTGCACCCCTACCAGCCATAGGCATACGGTTCAGGATTGTAATAAGATCATCTTCATCGAATATATTTGAGCTTCCAGTAGATTCGATATTTGCAAGACGGGCTATACATCTCTCATCCCTCACTACAAGACCACATTTTACCTGGAAATGATCTCTGTAAGCCTGATACTGTGCAGTGCTGTTTGCTGTAGTTGTTGCCGTACTTACCGTTACTTCACCCATGTCAGTGTGTTTAATACCCATAAAAGGATGCCCCTTTGGGTATACCATATGAACCTTGTCAAGTCCCCACTGTACGATAAATATAGAAGTAAGGTCAGACCCGGAACCACCGGCATTCCTTACGTTAGTAGTAGTAGCGAGTGATGCCATACGGGCAGCAAAGCCGTTAAATCTTTCAGGTGTGGTTACTGTACTCTGATAAAACATAGAATACGCAAGCTGTTGACTAATACCCTCTATAAAACCTCTAGCCTCATCCATTCTTGCCTGCATAGGATTAGGAAAAGAGTCAATAAGGTCTTTGTCATTCTCAGCATAAATCTCAAGCATACCAATACCATCAATTACTTCGATAGTTCTGGTAGACGCTGTTCCTACACCACCATTAAGTTTTCTCCAAGAAGCACTCGGTACATACGATCTCCTTGTAGTTTTATGCGCCCATGTGTCATTTGCTTCAACCCACGGTGCATCCTGTATAATAGGGTTGTCCTCATTGAGAACTTCGGCAATAACAGATAAATTACCTGAAGGGTCTTTACGCCTTGCCTGTTCAATGAGGGTCAACTTGCTATACGGTGTCAAAGTAGCCATAGTTTTCCTCCATTATTTATTTTGCATAGAAGGGAACTGTAAAATGGGTCTACCATCCAATCCCCTTTGAACATCAGTTTTTTTATTAAAGTCAGATGAACCGTCAGTGTCTAATGTTGAGTCATCCCCTATAATCTTCCAGACTTCGTGAAAAGCCTTTACAAGCATTGGGTTATTTCCAAGTCCTGAGTCACGCATAAATTCAGAAAACTCTTCTTTGATTCCAGCAAGTTCTCCAACTTTATCAAATGCCCTGCTTGCACCCTTGGATTTAACATCAAAATCTGCCCCCCAATCCTTTTTCAAATCTTCAATGGCCTTTTCACTCATTTCAGCTTTTAGTTCCTGATTTTTCTGCCATTGTTCAAGCGCACGTTGTGTAGCAAATTTCTGTAATTCTTTCGCCTGGTTGTCTGTTAATCCTAATTTGTGGAATAACGGCCTGTATACATCAACATCATTCTGTATAACTTCTTTGTAGTCATCAGAAAACCCTTCAGGCCATTTAACATCTTCAAACTGATAATCATCCGGTTTTTCGGGCCTTCCCAACTTCTTATAGAAAGAGTCCCTGTCCTCATCCGTGGCATCTTCGCCCGGAACAAATAGAGCCTTGTCCATTTTAGTCTTTAAATCATCATGTTCAGTCTTGACAGTTTTGGCTTCACGGAAAAAATCACCCACGTTGCTGTGTGTCTTGGCCCAATCATCATGTTTAAATTCATCTGGTAATCCTGCTCTCCATCCTAGATTTTCGTTGCCTTGATCTCCGTTGGTCACTTGGCCTTCCATGTTTCCTCCATAAAAAAAGGCATCTCAAATTGAGACACCTTTGGTTAAATTGTTAATAATTACTAATTACTTTTCGGTATCGTATTAGAATTATAAACCACTTCAAATGCTGTTACAGTCACTGTTCCAGCAAAATCATTGGCAACAGCAGTATTTCTGTGTAATAGAAAAAATACATGATCCTGTTTCGTTAAAGGTTGATCAGCATGATCATAAGTAATTGTAAACGGTGAGTGAATAGATAAATATTGTGCGTTATCATCATCGTTTGTAACAGTCACAGTTGCTACTGATCCTTGTGTTAGTAGCTCGCCTTCAGCTATTGATCGGTATTCCAACACCCATTGCACCGTATCTGTTCCTGACATAGCCCCACTATCAGGTGTCCAGTCTAGCTCTATAGTTATATCTTCACCACCAACCCAATCATCAGGCACTTCCCATTGAAATCCTGCATATTTATCAGGAGTGGAAGCGAACTGAAGACCTACAGCCGTTCCTACAGTATTACCAACTGCCTGATTAGCAACCGTCCCTGATGCTTCTACTGGAATTTGAATATGTCGTGTATATGATGCAACTGTAACAGTATTAAAAGTAACATCTGAATCAGTTGCTATACTCTGTGGTAAGGATAATGTAACCGTGCCATCAGTATTATCCGTAACTGTTATCTGATCGGTGGTTCCAGTTATAGACGCCACTATGCTTGAAAATGCCTCATCTATAAAATTCTTAGAAGATGTCTCATTAAAATAATAACGTCTTATTCCATCTGACCATACCCCCGGCCTTATCCTTTTCAGTGATAACTGTTTGGACCCTCTCTTTCCTCTTGAATCAGGGGCAGACATTTAGATGAACCTCTTTAATCTCATGGTTTGGTAAATTTAGCCAATTAAATAGGTCTTTTTGACCATCTTCTGTATTTAAAACATAATTCATATCAAATATTCTAAAGTTATTTAATTGTTTCTCAAATCTTCCAGCAACAGTATAATATAGATCGTAATAAAGACCTACGGCATGATTTACATTAAGCGTTGGAAATTTAGGGAAAGAACTATTTAAACTTCTAAATACAACTGTGTAATTATCCTTCTTTTGAACTTTATCAGCCTCATTGGCTTGTGATGTCCAATAATCCTTATTCTTAAACCATTTCTGAAAACTTGATACAGTCTCAGATTTATCACGTTTAAGGCAAACAAACTTAGCTTTAACTAATGGAACATAATTTAACCACCAGAAGGCAACGTCACCAACAACCGATTCAGGTCGTTTTTTAAATAAATTTAAGTTATTCTGGAGATTATGATGGTTGTGATACCAATCCATCTGATACTGTTCATGTGCAACAAAGCAATCATCCTGAGTTAAAAGGCTGGATAATGACTCAGTTCCGCATCTACCAGTACCTAAACCTATTATTTGTCTTCTTTCCAACATAAAATAGCCAGTGTAACTTGGTCTACTGCATCACCGATATCACTTGATGTTAGATTTAACTGCCCTGATATTACAGGATATTGACCATAATCTATAGCCATAGAAGTACCCGGAGTATCAGCAACATTTGAAAATGCTGTTTCATTGAAAAATGTAATGAGTTCATTTGCAAACGTAAAATCCATTGTAGCAGTCGGTGCAGCACCACCAGTGCCGGGAATCACATCAAGGACCATTGCAGTAGTGCCACTTATTCTCCTGAATAAGTCTGTCCCTATAGTCACAACCGCTTCTGCCGATGTAGAGCTAACAAGTAGATTTGTTGATGTCAGTGTAGTACCATCTGATACACATACCCATTTAACATAGATATAATGTTCAGTTTCAAACACCTTTGAAGCAGTCACCGTCCATGCCCCAAATGCCTGAGAGCAGAACATAAATAAAAATAGAATTGACAGTAATAGTTTTTTCATTATTTAACCTCTTTCTTAAATAAAAGAACTGCTATTTGATTTCCATCAATTATTATATTGACTAAATCCCATCCTTGTTCCCCATAATAGTTAAGCAAACTATCATCAGAATTAAGGATGTCCTTCTTTGGGACCCTGATTGTTTCATATTTTATTTTTTTCATTATTCTTTCCTCTTTAGTTCAAATGAATGTTTGGCATCACATAAATATAAAAGCCTTTTTGCAAAGTTGTTTTTTACTCTTTCTTCCTCATTGGTTATGTTATGAAAAAGTCCAAGTTCTTCAAGAATATCAGCCAGTACAAGTTTCCCTTGAGTGGTTGAAAACAAGTTATTATAGCGTATTTTCCAATCTCTAAATCGCTTCTCATATTCAGGGTCAGTTTCATTATGCTGGCGTACTGGCATCAAATCCCTCAGTTATTTTACCACCTGACGCTTTGTCAGCTTCAGCAAGAGTTTTTGCAGAGTCCATAGCATTCATTATAGCTTCCTGTTGCTGTTCTCTCATTTGAGCCTGCATTCTTCCCTGTCGTATTTTATCAACAGCGTCTTTTGTATTCATTGAGTCTTGTTGAAATCCCGCTGAGAACAGTATCTTTTTAGCGGTAGCATCACCATTCACCCAATCAAGAACCTCCGGCCCCTTAACCTGTGCAAGCATAGCTAACTGCTCAAGGCCAACATTAATACCCTGAGTCTCAAACAATTTCCTTTGTGCCTGTGCAAGAGGGCCCATAAATTCGACATCTACGTTTTCTCCCTGTAAATCCTCAATGATAGGTGGCATAAGGGGGAGTCTACCTGCTTCATTCTCCATATCCCAAATATTATCTATAATTGGCATTAGGCACTCTTTGTTAAGTTTATTAATCGGCCTGCCAAGTACAGCAGCCTTTTCCCCCTGAAGTTCAATAATCTCTGTTGCGGTACGTCTTGATCCTTCCTGAATACTTAGATTTGATAAAAGAGTAAAAAACTCTACCTTGAAATGTCTTTCAATTGCCCTTTGAATACGTTCTTCCCTGTCAATCCCTATAGGAAAGTCAACCCCCCTGTCTACCGGATAAATACGTTTATTGGGATCAGTATAGAAGTTCATACCATTAGGAGTAAGATCAACCATTCCTGCCATTTCTGAAGGGACATTCATGGGTGGTTCTATTGACTTCTGTGCTGCTTTTAATAGACTTTTTTGAATTGCGTTAGCCCCCATTACCTCTACGAGTGCCTCTTCAGCAGGGCCACTGCCATAAGCTGTCGTCCCTTTCTTGAAACGCCACACCATATAAGGAAATCTGTTATAACCTTTTTCTCTAACTACTTTTCCGTTTGTGTCTCGTGGATCACCATCTTTTTCCAACCATATAGAAGCAAAAGGTTTTTTAATAGATGTGACTCCCATTCTTCCAAAGTCTTCTTTAGGAAAAACAGCATGTATGAACTCAAACTCCTGAAATTCATTATCATCTGCTGCTTTAGCTAATGCCTGACTTACATTTTCTTTGCCAAACTTCTTTACAGCGATACCTGCCTGTATTTTTTCTTCCCTATAAACGGTGTCTACATATCCACAGATGTTTTCACGGACATAAACACCGCCCGGATGATATACATGAAATACAGGTTGATCTCTTGACATATCCTCTTCAAGATACATGCACCCAAACCCAAGAGCAGGCACATACTCAAAATAGGTACTCATAGAATCATAGAAGTTGGTCTTGTTAAATATCTCATAGTAATAAGCCTCTACATCCTGAAGCCATTCCCTTACCTCTGCAATCTGCATGATTTCTTCTTTCATGTTGAATCTCAACCATGCGATTGAAGGACTTATCAGATATCCAAACAACCCATCAGCAAATAACTGAAGAGCAGATACACCTGTACCGTCAAATCGTTTAATTCCTGTTCTAGCTCCAGGTTTATCTATGTCATTTAGTCTCATTACTTCAAGTCCAGGTATAATGTATTGGATAATATCATCCCATACAGCCTCCCTTGGAAGCCGGATACCATAAAGACTTTTGAAGTTCTCTTTTATTTTTTTAGCTAACTCTGCCATTATTGACCGCCAAGTACAGTCTTCTTAAGCTGTGGTGTGCCCAAATCCTGACCTTGAGTCAAAATAGTGGACTGCCTGCCTCTCATGCGCCTTATACGTTCACGCTCCGCTGCTTCAGCAGCTTTAACTTCTTCATCATTTTCAGTCGGGGGAGCCTTTAAATCAGGTGGGGAAACTTTACCTTCAATGTAATCATATGATTTTTTTGCCGCATATCCACCGGCCGCCATAGTGCCTACTGCAAGAGCTGCCATTCCCATGTTATATTTCCTTGTAGTATATTGAATCTAATGGTGAATAACCAAGTCTTTCAATAAGTTTGTGTAGATTCCCCTTGGTTTTAATAGAAACTAAAACCATAGAAATCCCAAGTTCTTTTAATCTTTGCTCTGCTTTTCTGATTAATTTATAACCGACCATGCCTTTCCTATAATTTGTATCAACAAAAATAATATCAGAGTTACTTGTCAGTATGTCACTGTAATGATGATGGGAATACAAAAATGAAATATAATACCCAACCAACTTCAATTCATTTCTACATGTATATATAAAAAGAGACTTATCTTTGTCTAATTTTTTATATATGTCCCAATTGGGATTTAATTTAACCCTATCTTTATCAAAGGCACATATTTCACTATAATGACATACCAATAGATGTTTGATTTCATCTATTACATCAGTAAAACTTTCTTGCTGATACGTTATCATTACAGTGCAGCATGACCATAAAATCTGATTATATACTGACCGCCACTGTAAACACCAGTAGCAGCAGTTGTGTCGCCTTCTACAAGATAGATATAGTCGTTAGCCGACATATTTGGCAAATCGTTAGATGCCATTTCACCGAGGACAAGTGCCGCGGTATTGAGAACGGTTATATCACCAACAGCGTCATCATATCCTCCTGTTGATGCCGTTCCTGACGCGATATCTATATCCGTAGTAATAGTTGCGGTTCCCTCTGTAGGCAGTTCAACACAAATCATTTCCACCCTGTAAACAACACCATACGTTGCCACAACATATCTTCCAATATAAGCATCGGGGGCTGCCGTAACTACACCAATAACATCGTCAGCAGCATCACCCTTGCATCCAAGGCCTGTAATGTCTACCTGTATTTCGGTAACAATATCTCCATTTGGAAGACTATACCTGTAAGTTGTAAGACTTCCACCAGTTCCAACAGCTCCCGCACCATTTTCGGCTGTTTCCGCTGCACCAATTACCGATATCCCTGCTGTAAAATTATTACTACCACTCCATGTATTACTTCCACTAGACGTAATAGTTTCAGAAATAGTAGACGGAGCCGTTATAACAAGGCCTGTCCCCTCAATAGTCGTAGTTGCAGAAGATGTAACATTACCCTTAAAGTGCATACTATCCTTTACAACTGTAGCATAAGCCATTGGTATTGCTACCATTAGCACACAAACAATCATCCACCCTATAATTTTTTTCATCTTTTCTCTCCTTAATATCTTAGTGGGTCATAATCATTATTTACTCTATTCTTCTGAATAAGTACGCTTAAATCACCTTTTGCTCTTGATTTCATCATTTCAAATTCTATAGCAGGGTCTTGACAGGCTAAATAAAAGTAATTAGTAGAATGCCTGTAGTGATCCTCTGTGTTTATTTTGACATATCGATATTCACTTGCTCCGGTCTTCGGGTCTTCCTGCAAGACTTTAACAAGGTTACTCATATGCTCAGCATACAGATTTATCTCTGCACAGCGTCTTGGTATCTCAAAACGTGTTCCAGAAGCCACAATACGGTGCGTAGCATCACATATCTCTGTCCTGCGTATAGTTATGGTCCCCTTTTCTTCGTTGTCCACTCTGCCGGCTTTTAAGCGCTCCTGATAGTCACACAGGAATATCTTAGCGTTCTCTGCTGCCTGGAATTCTCTTACCTTATGAGTCTCAGGTTCGGCATCAATAACAGCCGATTTAACAGTAAACCTCTGGAAAACGTCATGGAGTTCGTTAAAATTGGCAACCCTGCCTACCCAAGTCACCTTTAACATGTCTTTTTCTTTTACAGGATATCCAATTACTACATGCAGGAACCGTTTTCCTACGTCAACTCCTGCGCATCTGGCAACTTCTGACCGTTGTTCCATCTGGTCAGGACAGCAACACCTGAAAACATCATTAGGAGTCAGTCTGTTTTCAGCATCAGTGTACGCCTCACCCAAATCAATGTTGTAAAACTGTGTAATATCAGTATCAGGGTCTTCCCATCTCTTCAAGAAGTGTGCCAAATCCGTCTTAACTGACTCCATATGGCTGATTGTTCTGCCAACCATGTCGGTATTAGTAGGATATTGGGCAATCCATTCCCCATTTGTAGGGTCAAGAGGCTTTCCGCAGTTCATACAGGCCCGAATAACAACTTCCTGACCGTCGATTATCTCTCTTTTGATAGGACCCGGAGGGTTTGCAAGAAATTCCAGCTTTAAATTAGTCCATTTCCCGCAGGACATGCACTTAATTTCCCAATATCGCTGATCTGACCCCCTGAAAACTTTGTCAATCCCATAATTTGGAATAGTCGGGTTTCCTAAGTACGTTTCCCACTTCAAATTAGAGTCTGCCATGCGGCCAATTGCTAAATCTCTGGCACTTTGGTCCATTTCGTCGAACTCATCAAAGATTACCCAGTCAACAGGAATTGACTTTAGCCGTGAACTTGCCTTCCTATCACTCTGAAGTGTCTGGCTAAGCCTACCTCCTCTAAAATAAAGATGACCTCTTTGTATTTTTTTAAGATTCTCCCGGTCAGTATCACGAACAAACTTCCCGATCTGACTCGGATTGTCTTTAATCATCGGCTTGAAACGTGTCGTTGAGAAGTCCGTAACATCGTCCAGAGTAGGAAATAAATATAAGACACCCTTTGGTAAGCGATTGTAAATTAAACCGTGTAGTGCCTTAATTACATAAGCCTGAGTACCATATGCCTGTGTGCTCTTGCAGTAACATTGGCGTGGAGAGTCATCCTGAAGCAACTGAATCTGGAATTCATGGTTCTTTGTGGAAAACATCTCTGAACCTAAGTTCAGCTTACTATACTCTGCCCATACCCACGCATCAGCAGCCATTAATTTTTTAGGGTCAGCATCAATCACTTACAATCAAACTCCCTGCAATATTCAGGTTTTGTATCATGTATACCACATAAATTACCCTCTAAATGTATACATGGTTCACATATTCGTAAACTTAAATCTTCCGTACTGTCCAAGACTTTAATCGACTTCACAGTCCTCCAGCTGCCTCTTACCCCCAAAAACTCATCAAACTCGGCACTGAACTGTAAAGCAGGAATTCCTGCTCCTTTAGGAATGTTTAACTGGAAAAATCTGCAACATTTTCCGCATTGATTACACATTTAATGCCCACAATTAAACTTTAATGCCTTACCACAAACCTTACAGTTTTCCATAGGATTCTTCTTGCGATATTCCTCTGAATAAATATCCGTAGACGAGACTATCCTTTTTGCCAACTCAAGATTAGAAATTTTAGGACCAGTGGTATGTCTCTCCAAATACAAATCAACTAAAAACCTACTGAATGACTTCCTGGACTTATAAGCCTCCTCCTTAATCTCATCTACCAAACTATCAGGTATCCAAATCATCTTTTGCATTATGTATCTCCATATACATGTTTATAATATACATATATACTATACATGTTTATATATAATGTCAATTTTTATTTTAAATTTTCAATCCGATAGCAAGTCGTTTATATATACATTTCCCTTTTATTTTATCTGTATACACGATGTAGGCCTTTTTACTTTTATTATATACGGGATGTAAGGTATATATACACAACCAGGGGCCTCCCACTGGGGCCATACCCCTACCTAATACCCTGTAATAACAATCCTTTTTTCTCACTCACTGACAGACTGAGGCTTGTCTCTACCCGTTATGTCTGTTACCTTACTGCTCTGCTTTTCCCTGCTCTTCTTAGCAAGCTCCTCTGCCAGTGTCTTGAGTTCATCTACTTGCTCTGGTGTCCAGTTGTTAGCATTATCTTGTGTGTTTTCAATAGTTTGCTTATCTTGCCAGCCAAAGTTCTTAAGCGCAAATATGTCTGTTGTCTTACCTGATTTACGCAGGGATACCTCATAAGCGTGCTCTACTTTTGCCCATATTCTTTTTGTTGCGTCTGAAAATTCTGGTTTACTGCAATAATCCCATAACTGCTGCCTATAAGTTCCTAAGTGTAAAGCTAAACCTGTAATAGTCCATTCATCCATAGGTATAGTATTAAAGTATTCGTCTGATCTGTCTTCGAGTTCTTTGACTGTTTTAAATAGTCTAGGTCTACCACCTGGCATTGTTTATATCCTGTTTTTAGTGGTTTATAGTATTACTTACAGTTTATTGGCTTTCATATTTAGCCCTGACTGTATTATCTCTTGTGCTTGCATAGTTTAGTATGCTTGCATTTATATCGTTTATTGAATCTTTGTAATCCGGTTAATGGTCTTTTCTCTATAGTGATTGTATTGCTTTTGATATACTTGTCCTTTTCTTCCGAATCACTATCATATTGTATGTGCTCTTGATATTCTTTTTGCTGATGTGATGTGTCTTGCTTGTGTATCATTTCAGTAACTTACAAATAAAATGAAAAATAATTAATGTTTTTAACTTTTTTACTTGACATTATCTTTTATTATGATAATATTAATAATAAATAAACACTTAAACAGGAGATAATTATGAAACAATGTACTTGTAAAAAATGTGGCTATACTTGGAATTCAAGAACCGACAATCCTAAAGCATGTCCAGCATGTAAACGCTATGACTGGAATAAGGATAGTAAATAATGAATAAAATACAAGAAACCGTATCTAGAATAAAAGCAAGACGGAAAATGTTAACAATATATCCTAACTTAAAAACCAATGAACATGTCCACCATATTGATCATAACCCGTTTAACAATGATATCAATAATTTAATTATTGTAGATGCCTCAGATCATATTTCTTATCATAAAATAAAATTTTACAGAGATAATCCTGATTATAAACCTGTTGGTAATCCTAAGCCGATTCAAGATCGTATCAACCAATTAGAGTTATTAATATTAGATTTTAATGAACGTAACTGGAACTATTAACACACTAACAAAGGAGAAATAAAATGACAGATTTATTTAAAACAAATGACGGAAATTTATATAATACTGATATTCCTGAGTGGTACCTAAAAAGACCTTTAAGGAAAAACTTTTCAATAACTCATAGGGATATAAACTCTATTAATGACCTTAAAGCCACATTGCGCGAAGGTGAATATGTATGGCCGGGCGGTTATCAAATAGCATTTATTACAAATGACGGTGGTTTATTATGCTTTGATTGCGTTAAAGATAACCTTGCAAGTATTATGTATTCAATTAAACATGATATAAACGACGGTTGGAAAATCATCCATACCGATATTATTTATGATCCCGATAATTGCTCCCATTGTTCAAAAGAGATTTAATCACAGCTTTATATATCTGATAACACTTATAAAGGAGATAAAATTATGAGATACCAATTATATACTTACGATGTATGGGGCAATGAAAAAGACGGTTATGAAGTTAACAATATATTTTCAACTAATGCAATATATGAGCTTGATGAAAATATGACTGATAAAGAAATTGTCAAAGCATTAAAAGATCAAGGATTAATTAAAAAAGGCATACATACAAGCTCAATCGAAATTGACGGTGAAATGGATTATACCCTGTATTTCGATGACGTTAAAGGTGGACATTGCAAACCTGATTTTGAATTACGTAAGATTGATTAATATTTCACCTTATGCCGATAACTTGTTTATTGGCATACATGGAGCATTAATCTATTAACCTCTTATAAAGGAGTAAATCATGAAATGCCCTAAATGTAAACGAAAAATGGATGATTTAACACATGGTTACGGAGAACATAGAAATTATATTTGTAAAAAATGTAACACCCACAATTGGAAAAATAAGTTTTATACCAAAAAAGAATGGGAAACATACATTAATGGTAACTAACCTCTTATGACCTAAGCAGGTCTTTAAAAGGCTTGAAAGGGTAATAAAATGGAAAAAAGAACAGATAAATTTTTCATAACCGAACTTATAAATGATTTACATCGTAATGGCTTTGTTCGCGGTGGCAAAGCTGAAACAATGCTACATGATTGGTCAAGAGAATTAAAAAGAGATATCAAAACCACAAAATTACCCCCTTCTCGGCTGCACAAATGCTTCAATGATGAAGTCGGGGCTTATAACTGGTAACCCTATGTCACTAAAAATACTTTTATTAACTGTACTGGTTGAGGTTTTAGTTTTTATTTACTTTAAAACTCGGAGGTAATTATGTCATATACTAAAGGACCGTGGATGATAAAACATTATGATGATATTTTCATTGAGCCTAAAATCTGTGAAATCCCCGCAAACGGTTGTTATTCATACGACAACTGGTTAGATAATGCCCGTTTAATATCAGCTGCCCCTGATTTATTAGAAGCGTGTAAAGAGGTTCGATTCCTTGTTAATTCCATCCCAACTTTTAATGAGTTTAAAGATGAACCTTGGTTTAAAAGATTAAACGATGCTATCAACAAAGCAACGGAGGTATAAACCATATGAAACATTTAACACAAATAACAACCCAAAATGGTATAATTGTTGACCTTCCAGATGCAACAATGTTGCAGGTCAAAAAAGCATGTGAAGAACTTAAAAAATCAGGGCATCCACGTCCCTATACTATTAAGACAGGATATCCGGCTTATTGCCCTTATTGCACCCAGGAATACGGTGAAAGTCCTGTTTCAGGGCTTAGAGACTACCCTAATAACTCTGTAACGTGTGTTCATCATGCTAAAAGTATGAAAGAACATTTTTAATACACATTAACCCTTTGGAGGTAAATATTATGAGAAATACACTATTTTCAAAAACAAATGAACTTTTTCTGGCATCATGCAAACTAGCCAATGTTCCACCAACTACACGACAGGCATCAAAATACAGGATGCATAAAGGAATAGTCTTTAAAAGTGTTCCTAAACTGAAAGCAATGCCACTTGCCAATCAGGCTATTATTAATAGAACTTTCCCATCTTAAAATAAAAAACCCGCTTTCCGGCAAGAAGGCGGGTTTATGGTGTTCAAGGGTGTTAGAGTATTCATTTTTTCTAACCAAAGACCGCATTAATATTGTCAATGAATCGCTCATGGTCAACCCATTCTTTATCTATTTGCTCTCTTGTTTTACTTTCAACATTAAATAACTGTGCTTCCCAGGCTCCCCTATCCAATAATCTAGGTATCTTGTCAGGGTATTCATATTCAGGTTTATCTTTATTAATAACCCTTGCATTTTTTCTCAATTTATAACAAGGTTTTCTATTCAGTTTATATTTAAGATTAAATTGATTTACATGAAAATCTAACCAATCAATTATATTTTGATCCATTACAAACCATTCACCTTGCACCCTAAATCTTTCAAATTTTTCATGTAAACTTTTTTCTAAGTTACGTTCCATCCCCTTTGGAACTTTAATTTTATATCTAAGTAATAATTCAAAAGGACATCCTGTCTGTAATCCCTTCAACCTTAAATCAACATCAACAGCAATACCTATTTTTACCCTATTAAGAGATTTATCATCACTTGGAACATTGGTTACAATAAAATAAATAAAAGTATATTCTTTTATAGTCCTTGGATCATAAAGAAACCTATCAATATCTTTTGCAATAATATCTTCAACCACTGGTGCTATTAACCCTTGTTTAATCATTCCAATACTCCCATCTTTTATCAGAATCTTTAATTGGTTTTGGTATATGTTGATTTTTTAACGGCTTAGGATCACTTGGGGCGTGATATAAATTAAGTTTACTTTGTCGGATGAGCCATTGAAATTTTAAATGAAGATTATAGTCGGCCTGGATTTCGGATTGCATTAAATAATAATCCCAACCACTTACACCTTCATGGTTCACAGATTTTAGACGTTTTTCTTTGCGTTGCTTAGAAAACTTACTCAATATTCATCCTTATCTAGAGAGATTTTTCTATTCGGATTCTAATTAGTACAATTAAAAACATGGGCATTATAAACGAAAACATATTAAATTGCAAGTATTATTTTTAATTTGGGTTCATTTTTTACCACTTTAATTTATTATAATATTTAACAAACCAATATGCAAACAATGCAAAACCAGATAAAACAGTCAAAGTAAAAAATAATAGATTAATTAAAATACCTAAACATATACTAGTTGCTATTACGCCTCCTAATAAAGGTAAGATTATATCTCTCATTTTATCCCTCCATTATCTCATTGGTATATTCCCTAACAAAGTGCATAATCATAGCAACTTTCTGTTGAATTTTATTCTTAAATATATTTTTATCAATACTTATATCTAAAATACTTCTATTTTCGTCCCACCTATCTTGATAATATTCAATTGCTCTTTTATCTAAAGTTAATATTTCTTCTGCTGTGTCACCCTCTCCAAATTTTTCAATAAAATCCGCTCTGACAAACATTTTAATTAAATTTACCTGGAGTTTCTCTTCTGGGCTCATTTTATCCCTCCGTTATTTCTTTATGGCATTCTTCACATAATACTTCCATATCATCCTGGTTTAGCAGTTCTGCCCTTATTATTTCGTATATTTTAGACCATAACAGTATATTACTTTTATGGTGTACCTCAACCTTTACCTCTTTTCCTTTGGCCTTGCTCTGCTTTATTCCACATTTAGCGCATGAATAATTATGGGCTTTTAGGACTGCTGCCCGTTCCCTTGAGCGCAAAAATAATTGCCGTAATGCTGATTTTATTTTACTGTTTGGTGTATATGGTAGTTTTTTACCCATATCTATTCCTTTATTCCTCCCCATTACGAGTGTTAAGTGCCTTTATCAAGTCTTCTTCGCTTTTAAATTTGATATTAAGTCCTTCATGCAAAATACAGTTTTCTTCTTCGCAAAATACAAACCAGTATCCGTCACTATGCCAACGGGATTTTAATTTATTTTTACAAAACGGACAAGGTTTTAATTGTGTTTTCATATCTATTCCTTTATCTTCTTAAACTCGTCTCCAAAGTGTTTATGGAAGTCAGAAGCGGGAATTTTAAAAACACCCTCAACACTTAAAGGTCTGCAACCTGGATTTAATCCACCTTTATTATTTAACCCTACTAAATATTCGCCCCATGAATTAAGTTTAAAAGTATTACCTATAAAACTCTCAAACTCATCCCCCACGCTATAAAACTCTTCTTCTACTTTCTTAATAAAGCATCGGTCTATAAGCCATCGGATTAAATTGTGTTTTCTAGCTACTGATATTAAATCCTGCGGAGATATATATTCATGTAATCCATAATTCATATCAATCCAATCTTTACAAGCATTACCAAAATCCTCTCTACAGGGTTGTTTAGCTGCCATACCAGCCATAGTTATATTATTAAATATTACCTTGTATTCCATTTTTACCTCCGGGTTAAAATGTTTGTAAGTGCAATAAATCTTTTGGTTTTTTTTGTCGTGTCCGTAGCAGTATTTACAATTATTCTCTCCTCCCATATCACCACAAAAAGCCATCCCTAATATTATTGGAATATCACTCAATAAAATATTTAATTTATGTGGACACTTTGTTTCATATTTTTTATATTCTATCTCTTCACAGGGTATGCACTTTGCTGGGGTGCTTCCTGTATTACAGTTAGTAACCCGATCACATACTGAAAAATGTTCATGCGGTTCCTTATGTGGACAATAATATCCACACTCCCTTGCTTTATCACATATATTTTTCATTTTCTGCCTCCGTCTTCTTATAGGTATCCCTCAATTGTTTCAGAGTCTTCCAGTCAAGGCCGGTACGATCCCGGATGACTTTGTTTGTGTGCCCTTCTTTAATCATTCGTTCTGCCGTTTCTTTAAGTCTTGCCACTTCTTCTCTTCTTCTCATGTCTACCTCCTTATATCTATGTGAATTAATTTTGATAATATCTGTATTACCTCATCCATGTCACAGCAAATATAATCAAAAACTTTTACCATTAACTCAGGTTCCCCATTTTCTAAAAGTAAAATAGTTTTCTTATTTTGCCCAGCAGCCCAACCCATCTCAATTGATGCAGACCTTCCGAAAGGCTGAACACCTACAAAAACTTCAGCCCATATCATAGCCATAAAATCAGAAATAAATCCTTCATTTGCTATTGGATGATCAAGACAATCTCTATATTTTTTAGGCGTCCATTCCTGCCAATCAGGATCAATATCAGACCAATGGAATCCCTTATCACCTTCTTTTGGGTTTTTGAAATCATAAACCTTATGCCCTTCATCTCTTAATCTTTTTACTACTTCCGGTTGGATGTTATTTCTCCAACTGCTTGCTACATATATTTTCATATCTTCTTCCTTGTATCCATGTTAAAATCGGTTGTTTCCTTCTAAAATTCTAAAAAACTCTATCCCCTCTTCCGTTAATTCTTCAAGTATGTTTTCCCGGATATCCGGATGGTACCAACCTAATAGACTGAGATAATTATGCATGTGTGATTTAAATATTTTTCTCAAGTGGCCGGGTATTATTATATCTGGCATATCTACCTCTGAAGTATTCTTAATAACCTCCTCAAGCTCTTTAGCACATGTATAAAAACTGTAACCAGCTACATATTCACCATGATGATTGTAACTTGTTGCAGCATCACGCCAACTATTTACTAATTTTTTTAAACTCTTAATAGTTTCTTTCACGGTAGTCTCCTTATACCTAGGTTAATATCAGTTAATGGCGCGGGGGAGTTCTCTATTCTCCCCCTGGTTGTTGTGCGCCATATATCAAAGCCATGCCACCAGGGATAGCCTCCTTTCGTTAGTTTTCATGGCCTAGATATCTTTTTTAGTTGCAGAAAATTCGGGCACAGATTGCACATCAATATAATATTTCTCCCATTCCGTATCCCCTGCTTTTTTTACCCACAGTTCCATCTCTTCAGGATAATCCCATTCACTGAAATACCTATCAGCACAAAATAAAACTGCTCCTTCAGAATTATAAGCATATCCTTTATAGTGATCTTCAGGATCATCAGGGTCATTCCAGTCCGGTGATATAACTATCCACTCAGGATCACATTTATGGTTATCTTTAAAATCATAAACTCCACACTTTTCACAAAAATTATAATTGCCCATTTTATCCCTCCATCCAGCCTGCTTTTTCTTTGGTTTTGACATAATGTTGTAAATCTTTAAACCTTTGGCGCCTTTCCTCTATAGGTAAATCTGATGTAAAATTAACTTCTTTAAGACTGTCTTCCCGCCTGAGAGGAATATGCTTTTTAAATACTCCAGGTGTGGGAAACCTATCAATTCCGGCTTCCATGTAAGCAAAAGTTGCCTCTATTATACTTGAATCAGGATAAGCCTTTAAAATCCTATAGTAATCATCTATAACCTTATCTGTTATTGTTTTCTTCCAGTGCCCGCTCAAACGGATCAACGCACTCTCTATCATCTTCCGTGATGTCAAGTTCATCCTCCCATCTAAAGTGTTTTATCCATCTTTCCACATGAGGAAAGTTAGGCTGCCAGTGTCCACGCTCTTCCATGTACTGCTTATATTCTATCTGATCTTGCAGTATAGTTTCAAGCTCATAAAGATGTGGCATGTTTTTTTTATGGCGTTTCCACTGATCAAAGGCTTTCTTTTTGCTTCCCTTTATAGGCCATTGACATAGTTTCCAGAATATTTCAAATTCTTCTGAGTACATAATCTCTCCATGAGAAATTAGATTTTATTTATTCATTACCCCAAACAGGTTTTAAATTAACCGCAATACTGTCTCCACAATTAGTGCATATTAAAAACTTAAAAACTGGATTATCGCCCTCTGAAGTCTCAATATAAAAAGTATTACAATCACAGTTAGCACACAAAGCGTGGGGAAATCCTAGTTGATTACCTTTTATGTCATAAACTTTCATAATTTACCCCCTTGACAAATTAAATGTTTAGTTATATAATCCTTCCCGCTATGAACATTTATTCTTGCAGGCCTTAACTTTTATAATTAACCCTAGAGGGAACATACTGTAAGAATGTTCATAGCACCTCCGGGGTTTTTTATTTGATATCGCCTTGAGACGGGCGCATCTATACAGGTAAAAGGCTGTAATAGATGATAAACAGGTTTATGTAGCATGGTTTTGATTGGCCTTGGTTGTACCTTAAACAAGCCGGCCTTGAGATTATCAATAAAAGATAATCGCTCTAAGTCTATCTTGATATGAGCAGATTGGGTTTCTCGGAATTTTCCCTTAAGACATCGAAAGATTCTTAACAAAATATTCACCTGATAAAATATCATAACTCTCACCTTTTAAAAACATTCTTTTCTTCAGGGGCTACTAAGGTCTCAAAAGACTGCTATGTTTTAAGTTTATTGTTTAGCTATCGGCTTAATAGAATTAATAACAGCTTTAATGGATTTACTTACTTCCGGTGCTTCCTTTTGTATATCAGCTAGCCCTTCCCCGGTTAACTCTACTGTAGCCGATGGAATAAGGGCTTGTATAGCTCTTTCTGCTGCTGTTCTCATTACTTCACCTACTGTTCCAGAACCAAAAGGCTTACTGAATAAAGGACGATCCTCATCACATTGGCACTGGATTTTCTTAGCTCTCTTGGGTGGTATATTTACCGTTAAATATGATTGATATTTTTTCATAGTTTATTCCTTTTCCTTTAAATATTCCCAAATCTTTTCAGCACACTGCTTTGGAGAATTTACTTTATAAGTCCCTCCCCAAGCATTTACTGCTTTTTTAGTACCGTATTTTTTACATATTTTATAGATATCTGAGAATTTAATATCTGCCATGCTTATTCCTTTTCTTTGGGTGGGAGAGATTCTATTTTATCTAAACATTTTTTACAAATAGCTAAAGTGTTACGCTCATATAAATCTTGTAATGCAAAATATTCACCACACATACAACACTTTTCGCAAGTACAATTATAATCAGTGTGAAAACATTTATCACAATATTTCATCTTACATCTCCTCTATAGTACAGATCACCATTTAATTAACATGCCTTCCATTTCTGGCTCTCCTGCATCAATAGCCATGTCATGTGTTACCGTTACCCATCTATTAGTTTCATCACCACCGGGGCAACATTCACCGTTTACTTTTGACACTTTATCCCAGCCTACATGTGGACTTAATAATTCTATTTGTGCAGGATTATAAGGCTCTCCGTTTCTATCACACGGTTGTCCACACCATCCACACCTAAAACATTTTATTTTTGCTTTCATCTAATCTCCTCTATAGCAATTCAGGATTAACATGATGTCCTGAATAAGCAATAAATTCAAATAATCTTCTTTTATCGGATTGACTGAAACTTTTAATAATAGTCTTAACTGTGTCAGATGAAAAATATTCCTTTAAGCAATCCTTTTCCATTTTTTCTCTGATTGGCACATATTCAGGCCATGTAACATCTATACTCATCTAATCCCCTCACTTGATTATAGTGTCAAAGCATTAAAATATTATCAATCTCATTTTCAAAAGTACAATAATCAACCATTATTTGATCAATCTGTATCTTTTGTTTATCAGTTAAAGACTCATAAAACTCTTTAGCATTATTAATGGCTTCATTATGATGGTCTGACGCGTCTTTACAGTTTTGTGAACAATAATCATGTTCTGAGTAACCATCATTTCCACAAGATGCGCAAAAATGAAATTTGTTTCCACAATTTTTACATACAGCCATATTTCCCTCACTTGATAATACTCTTAGGATTTACCAATCAAGTTCCTTAGAGTGTTTTATAGATTTTCTGAGTATTTTATTGTCTTTACTTAATTCTTTTTCGCTACATTTAGGACATAAAATCCTGCTCCCGCCTATGCGCATTTCCCTTGACCATCCGGCAGGATTCACATTCCCAATCTCTACGGTATTTGAACATCTACTACATTCCCATATTACTGGCATACATCCCTCACTTTATTATACTCTAGGGTTTACGTAAAAGATAATCCTTGATATACCTGTAAAGACTCTCAGGTGCTTGTTTTTTCCCGTTCCGATAGTAATAGTATTGTCTAATGGAACATCCAAGCAATTTAGCAATAATAGCCTTATCTCTGTACTTCTCTTCGAGCTTTATACATAGTTTATTTATGCGTTTAAATTTCATGGGCTATCCTCAATATATAACGTACTGTTTTAAAACTTCAATGCCATTAGGGGTAACATAATAAAAAATACCACCACGCTCAGAACCCATATCATTCTTTGATGCTAAACCTAACCTTTTTAAGTATTCCCAATCCTCATTTACCTCAATAGTATTATAATAGTTTCTGTATGATTCATGGCTTATATCATTACCTAAAGCATGCCTCATCATTGATACTTGCTTGCCAGTTAAGGCTATTTCATCCATGTTTTCCTCCAAATTTTTCTCCTACTATATCAAATATTGCACAAATTGCAAGTATTATTTTCGTCTGACACCTTATTTTATAATAACCTATAAATTATTTTTGCATTTTATGCATTTTTTTCTTGCAATTTAATTTCGATAAGAGTATCTTATATCCATCGTATGAAATTTTATTGACGGCACTCACTAAGGAGAGGGGATATGGCTAAAGTAGAATATATTGTAAGTATTGGCGGTGGTAGGGGTGATGATGTTTGGGATCGTGAAATAAAAATAGAGGGTGAGGATTTAGATATATTTACAGCCCTAGCAATGGCAAAAGAAAAACTTTCGTATGAAGAAGAGGTATTTGCCATCATAAATAATGATTATATAGTTACCAAACAGATCACTAAGTAATACGACATGTCGGTTATCTCGGTATCTGGGAAAGGAGGTATAAATGGATAAAGACAAAAAAGTAATATGTGATATAATAAGCAATATGTTAGATAATCCTGATAATACAGGTATATATCCTACAGGTACAGCATATACAATGCTCGAACACTACATAGAAGAAGTAAGAGCAGAGGCTATAGGGTGGGCACATGCAGATGCTTGTATTATGCTTGATAAGGGTATGGATTATAGATTAGTTGAAGTTCCTGATATATTGCGAAGGGCATTAATTGATTTAAGTTAAGTTTACCGACTGATTAACACGCTATATGCGGTTAAATCGGTTTTTATCTCAACACCCAAAGACCTGTGCAAATATATAAGCAAGGCAAGGTGAGAGAATAGGTAAATATGCTGAGAGTGGCGAAATTGGTGAGTCGCATCGGGACAGGTTCAATTCCTGTCAATAAGTTATGGTACTGGAATCCTCACCATTGGTAGACGCTAAGTTCCATAAGGTGAAAAGCCCTAATGGGGTGAATGACAACGTTTTACATTTATGTAATTTATGATCACCGTGCAGGTTCAAATCCTGCCTCTCAGCACAGGATCAGGGTCGTTAACAGTGGGTATGATATCAGAGCGAAGTGGCGATGCTCTAAGGGTACGAAATGGCCATAGTACTAATAATAGCCACTAAAAAGACCTACATTATACCCACTACTAACGGCCTTGATACAGGGCAATGTTAAACTCACACAGGAGGTAAAAACTTTTGAACTTAACAATTGTGGCCGGTCGGTCACACAATTAAAACAGAATGATCAAAAATATTTGATTAGTGAGTTTGCTGGCAGGTTCTCGCATGACCGTCCCGATAATAAGAGTAAAGGTCGTTAATATTACCGCCTGCCAGCAAAAATTGGGGATATGATGAGTCGGTGCAAATTGGGACCGTTCCCCAAAGTAAAAGCCCTTGAGTGCCAAACAAAGCGACCATCAAGGTGTTAGTAGAGCAACCTGCTAGGCACAAAGGGGCACAATTAAGATTTGAGTTGTGAGGCATTGGTCTAGTGGTTAAGATATCGGGTTTTCGCCCCGTTGACAGGAGTTCGATTCTCCTATGCCTCACTTAATATATCCCAAACCACTTGTGCCTATGTGGAACGGGAGGGCGGGTGACATAGGGTTGCCCGCCTAGTTAAAGGAGATGGAAATGAAAATAAGTGAAAAGTCATGGCATTATAGATTTAATGATTTATTTTTTGACACAGGACATAAATATGACAATCTCTGTGGATATTTTTGGGCCACAGTAATTCATGTTATACTTATTGTAGGGCTTTCTTTTGCTATAGTTCTTGCTACAATATGTTTAATGCGGTCACTTCAGAATGATCCTTGGGGATGGGCCATAGGTATCTCTGTGGCACTGTGTCTTGCTGGCCCCCCATTGGCGATACATCTGTTTAGGAAAAGATACCCTCCGATCAAAACTAAAACAAAGGTCGAAACATTAACAGGTGAATATTACAAGGCTTTTAAAGGCAAATATTGCCCTAGGATTGAATATACTTGGGGCGATGAATAATTGCCCGCCTAAAAGGAGGATGGGATGGACCAAGAAATAATAGATAGGGCTGTTTTAATAGCGATTAAATATGCCCTTCACGGTGAACCAAGCCAAGTGAAGTGGATTCCGCCAACAACGGGCTCCGACAATCCGTATGGACATTTTATGACCATACCATTTCCTGACTATGGGGCGACTGATTGCCCTCCTTGGGAGCGAATATGAAACCACTAACTAAAGACATATGTGTAAGGAGGATGGGATGAATGGTAGAACAGTATATGAAGTGGTAACTAAATTAATAGGTCCTATTGATCCTATCGGAGAAACAAATGCTGATGATGATAGATTTGATAATTTGAAGGAATTGGCTATCCTTGTTGATAAACTTGTATATGATATTGATGCTGTAATTCCCAATAAACGTAGGGCTGAATTTAGCATGAAAAGGGCTGGAGAATATGCTGATAATTTCTTGACTAAAAGTTTGGGGATAGCTGAATAATGAAACCACTAACTAAAGACATGTGTGTAATTATACTGCTTGCTATCTGCCTTTTAATAGCTCTTTGGATACCCAGTAAGGGTTGTGAAGAGAAAGTCGATCCTGAGCCATTCTGTGAACTTTCAAGGGGAGATATAGCCCTTATCACAGTAGATGCTTTAGATAAAACAGCAGATGTATTGTTGGAACATCAGGAAGTCTATAAAAAACAGTTGGGGGTAAAGTGATGGGAAAATGGAAAACAACAGTAAGTATAAAAAAATATTTCACAGAAAAAGAAGATTATGATTCCTTGCAAGAAAGCATGAATAATATTGCAGATGATATAGAAAGTAATCCATATTTTGATGAATTTGATCTAAGTGATTTTCGTAACCTGCCAAAAGGTGATGATATTTTCGGTCCAGTAAATTATGCAAATAAACTGTTGGAACGATTATATGATTATGCTGATTATTACCAGATATGGATAGAATAAAAGAGCAGGAGAATAAAGGTGGATAAAATCTACATAGAAGGTCACAGCTTAGTACACACAGCTCAACAACATGGCGTGATAGGCTGTTTGATAGTATCCAGGAGGCTTTACAGGCTAATGATGCTTAAATCTCTTCAGGGTAAATGGATACACGATATGCAGTTATTGCCCCGTGCGATAGAATCTGATAGCTTTATTTTCCCGTTGTTCTGTTTTGAAACGGGTTGCCTTATTGGGTATAAGGCTATTGAAGATAATGAATAAAATATTTCTAAAGGAATAGAATAATCATGGAAAAGAGGGAATGGGTATACACTCAAAAGCCTCAAAATTATGAAATGAGATGCGATCTTTGCGAAGGCACAAATATTGACTGGTCAGAATATCAAGGTATGATTTGGTGTTATGATTGTCAGAAAGATACTAAGGGATTTGGTCTTTTTGATGGGCCTATTGCAGTTCATCTTTGTGAAATATTAGGCATAAGATTTGATAGATATTATATCAATGAGAATGAGATCAGGTTGTTTGATATCGATAATAATGAGTATATACCCTATTGTTGTCCATGGCCTGACCCACGTAACTGCAAGCCAGAGGAATAAGGATTTAAATCACCTATTGCTGATGCTTTAGGGGTAAAGGACATCATGGAGGAATAAATGGTGAGTGTAAAAAGGCCAATTTGGGAAGATACAGGATTTAGTGAAGATGCTATAGAAATAATGATAGCTCAAGACAAATACATAGACCACCTTGAATCCAGGCTGGCAGAGATAGCGGAGAAATCCGAAAGTATAATCGTGAATTGTGTTGAGGGAGTGGAATTTATAACCCGATGTCAATTGGCGGAGTTTGTTTTAAAGGATGCCAAAGAAATCAATACCCTTGCCAAAGGAGAATAACAGATGAAACATATAACTGAGGAGGATAGCAAATGAAGGGATTAACTGCCTTAAAAGAACAGGTTAAAGTACAATGTTCTGATGGTAATTGGGATTATGACCCATATATGCACGGGATGGCTAATGGTTTGATTTGTGCATTAGCTACCATAGAAGGGAAGGAACCTAAATATCTTGACGCTCCTAAAACTTGGGGATGCCAAGAATGTAAAAATGAGAATATAGAAATATCAAAGATAAATGCTGTAATAATGTCTTTTACTGACAAAATTAAAGATAGGATGTTAGAAAAATATAATGATGGGAAAAGAGGCTGGGACGAACAGTATTCTGAGTCGAAATTAATACAAGAACTAGCCAAGGATATTATGGATATTAAAAAAAATACTCCTTTGGATAAATTTAAAGTAACGCTGGAAAATGTACTATCAAGACGCCTCATTGATATAGCCGCAAGAACCATGATAGTATGGTATAGACATAACCAAAAGAGAATAACAAATGATAATTCCTGCTCCCGGTAGAAGGGAAACTGAAGCAACCGAAAAAAGGCCCCCGGATCAAGCAGATATGAACTGACGGGGGTCGGGGCAGATTAAATATAAAGGAGTAATATTATGTCTGTAGAAGACAGCATTGAGAATCAGGCTCTATACGATGATTTCAGGAGGCAACTTAAGTCATCCCTTGAAGAGCGTTTATTTGACCATTGGATAGCAGGGATGGCTGGAGAATATATAGAAACGGAGGATTGGAACAGAATCTTAACCAGTGCCTTCGAGGGGGTGACAAGATGAGAGGGATTAAAGTAAATGAAGAATCTTTAAAAGGTGGTAGACTATTTGTTAAGAAACCTATACCCATTCAGGCAATCCAAATTAAGGAAACTTTTTGGGTTGAATCCCCTGAGGGAAATCATCAGGGCAAAGAGGGTGATTATCTTATAAGGGGTGTAAGGGGTGAGTTAAATATCTGTGATAAAGAAATATTTGAAGAAACATATCAATTGCTAAATAGGTGACAAAATGAGAGAATCATGGTTTATTAAAACAGAAAACAGTTATATCGGATGGGATTTAACTGAGGTAAAAGACTTAAGTGAAGCCCATACATGGCCTAATAGTAAAAAGGTAAATCATGCTAAGAATATACTTGGCTGCCTTTATTTTGGCCTTGAAATAGGCCGATATGAACCAAAGGAGATTACCAATGGATAAATATATTGTCAAAAAAGAGCTTCCGTGGTTAAGAGTTGGGGCTGTTGTATGGGTTGAAAATGGATATCTCTATAAAGAGATTGATAAATTTGACGGACTTGAATATATTGGGGAGCCAATATGTTTAGGCGCTGAATGCTATAGAGCTACTCTTAATTATTTTGAGGATGGCCTGGATAACACTGAATGGTTTGAAAAAGTAAATCCCTACAAATCCTTAATAGATGATATATACATGAAGCTGAAAGGATTACCGGAACTTATTGATATGGAAGATATTGATTGGAATGCTGATTCAGATTATCTAATAACAACCATCAAACATCTATTAGCTGATGCAAATATTTACAGCCAAATAGCAGACGATATAATTAAACAGATTGAAAACCTTTATCAGAAGGAGGAATAAGGATGGGACAATTAAGTAACGTAGAAGTAGAGTATTCTGATTTGAAAAAGTCAGGTACGTCTAATGGTAAGAATGGCCCCTTTGAATGGAATAGGTACTCCCTTAAAATTAATGGAGAATACTACACCTACTTTCAGTCAGGTAAAAAACCAATTATCAAAAAGGGTGATATACTTCTTTATGTGGAATATTCTGAAAAACAAAACGGTGAATACCTGAATAAGACCATAGAAGATTTTAAATTCGCTACTCAGGAGCCACAGACTAAGCCCACAGTAGGAGATATCCAATCGGGCAAGGTCAATGTACCCTTGAGCAATGATATTGATCTACGGTGGAAATTTGCAAAGAATGTAATTGAATTAATGAGGATATCAAGGGAAACAGGGGAACCTCTGGCTAATCTAATAGAAGAGTGTAAGGCAGGGGTCAGTCAAATGGCATCACATCCAGAAAAACACCCTGCATGGGAAAGGCCTGTTGGGGCACCTGAAGACAGTTACCCTGAAGAATCTGCTGAGATAGATGACTCACAAATCCCTTTTTAGCGAGCCTCATTAAAGAGGTATTTAACGGACATATAAAGAGGTAAAGAATGGAGAGATATAAAGTAGGCCATTTAATTGATGATACTTATCAAGTAATTAAAGTAGGACGGGATTTTTCAGTCAATTATCCCGAATATGATGAGATTGAAATAATCGTGTATCAAGGCTCTTTAGCGGATTGTAATGCGTGGCTTCAATTACATGATAAGGAGTATATATAGAGGTAAAGAATGGAACTGGTTGAACTGGAAAAGATGGTGTTTGAGGATAAGCAAACATTAAGCATAAGAACCAAAGATCATCGTAAGGCCGTAGAAGATTTTGCACAGGCACAGCATGATTATTATATTGCTAAGGGCCGTAAAGTTATCGAGCTTCGTGCAAAAGGTGAACCTGCTACATTAATACTGGATATGGTAAAAGAAGATGCCTACATAGCTGATTTACGTCTTAAAAGGGATATTGCTAAAGGATTAAAAGACAATTATTGGAATGCAATGGAAAACATACGATCAAGCTTAAGTGCAACGCAATCCTTCATTTCTGTAGAGCGTGTCAAAATAGAAAAAGGTCTTTATTCAGAAGGTAACTAATGAAAATAAAACAATCCCAAATACAAGCCATGCAGAAAGTCATAGACGCTGTTGACCGTTTCTATAGAGACTACAATGACATGAAAGACTGTGGTAAGCCTGAATGTGCTCATTGTAATTTAATAAAAGCTTATGAAGAATATTTGAAGGAGGAGTGAGATGCCACAATGTAAATACTGTAAGTTATGGTACAATCCTAGTGATCCTGAATGGATAAGATGGGAAGGACCGAGAGATAATGGATTTTGTTCTCAAGATTGTGAGCATAAAGATGAGTATTACCAAAACAAAGAGTATTATGATAAATATTGCAATGATGAAGAAGAGGACTAAATGCAATTTTCAAAGCCAGTAAAGAAAAAGAAGAAAAAGCAGGACAATAAAGACCTTTATCTTGCTGTCCATGAAAGAGACAAAGGTTGCTGTAGACTCTGTGGTGATCCGGTCCCGATCGGAAGTGTACACCATATTTACGACAAGAGTCACAATACTATTGATGATTTAATCACGCTTGGATGGGCTAATATGTGTCGATGCCAAGGACATTTTATTTATCATCATGTTGGAATAGCCAGTTTTATTTGTTTGTACTGTGAATATAGAAATATAAGTAAAAATTCTTTTGATAAATACCCAAGGGATATAAGCTTAAAGATTACTGCACAAAAATTCATGAAGGGAATGATAAAATGAAAAAACCAGATAATTGTTGTGATATGGGCACTTATGAATGCCAGGTTCTTATGCCAATAAAGGGAAGGGTGAAGGGCATTGATTTGTGTATAGCTGATATTGTTGCAGCACTCAATGCCGCGAATATTACCACTGTTGCCTCTTGCTGTGGTCATGGAGAATTACTCGGAAATGTCATTCTTGAAGATGGTCGTATGATAACTATATCTGAGACAAAAAGAAATTCTGATGGTATCATTGTGCCTTTGATTTTTAAGGAGGATTAACGGCTTATAAAAACGGGGAAACATAATGAATTGGAGGAAAAATGACAAACGAAGAGTTAAATAAATATCTGGCTGAGAAGGTTATGGGATGGTATTTAGAACATGGAGTATGGAAAGACGATAAGAATCTATCTAAATACACTGGCTATAATAACATTGAATGGCATCCTCGATATTGGAAGCCCACCGAAGACAGAAACCAGATGGCAATGTGTGAAGAGAAAATACCGGAGGAAAGATGGAAGCAATATATAGGTGCATTAGATGCCGTATGTAATCCTGATAAACTTGATTCTAAATTGGATATACTTCAAGCTTTTGGTATTATAACAGCCTTCCCCCGCCAAAGGGCAGAGGCACTTTATAAAGCTATGGAGGAATAAAATGAGAAAGATTATACTTATAGCTTTGATGATAGTAATGGTAGGATGTGGGGGCATGACATATGAAGAGATAGAAGAGGAGGCTCAATTTTGTAGAGACAATAACATGAGCAGTGATATTATTGTGAATGGTATTACAGGGAAAGTCAAAGAAGTTCGGTGTGTCCCGAAAAAGGACTTAAAAGTTAACAATCCCTCAGGCTGTTTAATTGACTCAGATGCAGATTTAAAAGGAGACTATCATGAATGAACAATTCGAGGAAAATTTTAATAAAATTGAAGAGCATTTTTCTAAAATTGAGGCAAGCCTTAAACGATCAAAAGGCGCGTTAGATTGTATCGGAGAAGCGTTGAAAGATATAACTGTGGTTGTATATGAAGCTTACTTACAAGAGCAAAGGAAGCCTCATAACCCGTCACTCAAGGCCGACAAGCGGGGTCCATGCAAATTTAAACCTAAGTGTCTATTTTCTTTCGATGTTTGTGAGACAAGCGGGTGTCGGTATTACATTCCGCTTGCGCCTTAGTTCAATTGTTATGTCTTAGGTGGTTCTTTACCGTTGCCCCTGGCTTTATTAAAACTTCTCCTTTAATTCCTCAAAAGTAGCTTCGACTGTAAACTTATGATAATAGCCCCATGCTACTCTGACAACTGGAGTCTTTATATTTCGTCTGAGCCATTTATTAAATCTGAAGGTTTGTACCCTAAATTTTTTCCATTTACTGTCAGCACTTTTCTTTTTCTCAGCAATAAGCATTTGATCTCTGCAATTTTGAGCTTCCTTGTATACAGCAGCAGCCATTTGTTTTGAAACTATCGGATCACTGTTTAACCGGCACAGATAATCATGTATTACGCCACCACGCTTAGAAGTAGCTCGAATTAACGGTACAGACTCATAATCACAAATAAAGCCCGCAGGAATAGATATTTCGCATTTAAGCAGGTCACTGTAATAAACAAAAGGTTCATCCAGTCTTGCAAATTTGCTCCCCATTAACTCTTCAGTGATTAATTTTGATCTGAATTTGGATGTCATTTTATTTGCTCCTTTTCAGAAAATGCTTTATCTTCCCGGCCACCTTTGCAACTTTCTCACGGTGTTTCCATAAAGCCTTACATATGGTTAATATTTTCAACCACATTTCAGCCTCCCAAGGCCCCTTTAAATGTTTTGATAAGCGAAATGGCTGTTCTTAATGACCCTCTGTCTAGTTTAATCTTGCCAGTATCCACGTCAATATAGAACATATTTTTCACAGCTAAAGCAGCAACCGGATTTATCTTTTCTGCTATGAGAGCATTTAAACCGTCGTTAATGTATGCTTCTATTACTTCATTATTGGTCTCAGACAGTATTTTGTCGCATTCAGCAATATACCTTTTTACATCCCCTGGGTGGTTTTTCCTTATATGTCTGGCAAGGTCCATGACAGCATAACTGCCTGCTGATTCAATCATGGAATCAGTTACTATCTGTTTGGTTCTTACATCTAAAACACATCCTGACATTAAAACTAAAGCCATTAAAATCATTGTTATTTTTTTCATTTCTTCTCCTTTAAAGTGTTTTCTTTGCTATTATCTTCCAATAATTAATCTTTCTTCTAAGCATAGGTGCACATCTTGTTATCTAACCATCTGACTCCTTTTTTTGTGGAAGCCGGTTATATACTGTACGGGGATGCACCTGTATATGAAAATGAATTCCCTTGCCAACATCATGTAATGTAGCCACTTTCTTCTCAGGACGTTTAGGGTCGTATGCCCAATTCATATTAATGTCATCACATACAGCTTTGGGGTCTTTAAATACCCATGACCTTAAGTCAAATGCACGCAAAGGTATTGCACCATGAACACCTTTATCTTGCCATCTGAATGCTGATGTTATTACTATTTGGCCTGTGTGGTGTCTGACTCTGAGCCATTTAAGGAGAGCTATTAGCGTAGGATGCCATGAAACAGTTAGCATCTTTTCCAATACATTGAGATTTTTGAATCCTATCTCAGACATTGTTTACCTCCTATTAAGAGGAACGGTATTGATTCCATGTATGATTTTAAGAGGGCTTTTACACTCATCAGGAGCAACCTCACCTAAGTTTGCGGATTCAAGTCCTACTGACCTCCACGCCAGTTTGCTTAGGCACTGTCTCCCTTACATGGTAGGGTTTTGGCATCTTTGTCATTCAATCAACACCTGCTTTCAAAAGCCCTTGTCGGGCGGGTGAATCCTACTTGCTAGGTTACCTAGTTTCAGATTCGATAAAACCGTAACTCAGTGGCCTGCCAAGCAATAATACTATACTCTTTTCAGGCTGAAATTGCAAGTTATTTATTCAATCTTGTCGGCAAGCTTTTCAATTTTTTCTGCAAGTTCACCCTGTCTTTTATTGTTCTGTTTGGTTCGTTCATTTGTTACTTTTAATTCACCAACAAGCTCTTTCATGGATAAGGCTATAACTTGTATATCATCCGAGTTTTTTTTACGTTCTTTTTTGGCGTCACATTGCTCTTTTTCTATTTGATCTATTGCCTTCGCATTATCTCTGGCCAATAAAACGCTACCAGCCGTAAATGTCAACATAGCTCCAATTACAAGTGTCATAATGCCTCTAGGATTAATCCATTTCGCTATTCCGTTCTCTTTTGTCATAATCTCTCCTAATTTACAATATGTCCATTTGTGTCATAAGTTCCTATCAATCCATTCGCATCGTAATTTCCAACCCGCCCTGATGCCGCCGGTGAGACATTAGATACTGTAATTGTTTGTGATACTTCTATAGCCTCACCTAAAGCTACGGCTGCCGCCGGAATTGTCAAGGTTATTATTTCGTTGGCCGTTATTACATATGTCGCTGTCGCCGGAACTGTCCATGTAGTTTGGGTATCACTGTCCCTGTTACATGTTAAAGTGTCCTGAACGTCATTATTCCATCCATGAGTTTCAGAGCCATTAGAAACAAAGCCATTTCGCATGGCCGCCAAGTGTGTCGTGCATACATCGGCTTCCCATGTAGTATCATACACGGTTGCAACAATTGTTAGTGGATCGCTGTTATCATCAAGCCCGGAGACAATTTGATCTTCAGAAACATTGCTCCCACCAAGACCTGTGTACATTGTTCCTGTCGCTGAAGCTCCTGCTCCTATCAAAACGCTACCAATATCATACGAATCTGTTACCTGTTCTCCAGTAGTAAAATCCTGCGTGTCAGGGAGAGAGGTAAAATCTCCATCACTCAACAAGGTAGCATCAAATCCAGTATTTATACCAGCTCCTTTCAAGGCCCCGGAAACATCCCCTCTAGTGTCAGCAAATGTCAAGCCATTGCTACAGGGATTACCGCCCGGAAGTCCATCCCAATTGATAGGGCTTCCTTTTTCTTCGCCATATATTTTAGGGTCAGTAGTCACATAATTTGATTGGAAGTCACTACCAACAGTGGGGCTTCCGCCCGTTGTCCAGAAGTGGTTGTGTGATATTGTCCAATAATTGGTTAGTGTGCCTATTCCTCCCCAATTAGCAGCATGAGTCCCGCCTATACGGTCATAAAGAATTGATGAATTATTATAAATAAATCCTTTTCCGGCAGCTACGACTTGCCAATCCTGTAAAACTAAATTTGTGTTGTTATCAATTAAAGTATTGTTGAATATTCTGATTTCACCCCACGCACTTAAATCATCAAAATCATTAAAAACAATACCTGTTACTCTGTTTATTACTGTATTTCCATATACCTGAAGGGTTGCTCCTGAATTGTCTCCTCCTCCACCCAGCCCCTCATCCGCGATATATATGCCATCAGGTGATACACCGGATACCGCATACATCTCAGATGTAGCCCAATCACTCATCATTACCAAATTAAATCTTATAATATGGTCTTGTCCATCTTGAGCGAAAGGATTAATGTAAATTCCTACTGATCCCGTATCACCAACGATATTATATTCAACGGTTGCACCATTCCCGTGGATACCCTCACCTGCTAAGTCATAAACAACATTGTAACTTATTGTATTTCCAAGAGCTGCTCTCTTATTTCCCCATACAGGTGCAACTGAAATACCATAAGCCCAATCAGAACCCGGGGTTTTATCATTCATATAAAGGTTGCCACCATGATGGATAATATTTTTTGTAATAGTAGTGTTTCTAGTGCCATATGGATTACTAGCTTGCATACCAAAAAAACCAAAATAGCTTATCTCACATCCTTCAATAGTTAAATTATCTCCATAGCTGGTAGTGTTCCCGAATGAAATGCCAGAGCCATAAATATTTGTTATCTTGATATTTTTTATAGTACTGTTATCTGATGCTATAAGTAACATATTATTCCACATAAAGGGTCCTGTTGTTTCATTATGTTCTGGCACAGCACTAAAATCACTAACCATTCCATCGAATACGGGCTTATCACCTTCACCGTAAGCATCTATGTTCACAGCAGGTGCATCTGTTGAAACCCATAAAGCAAAAACATATTTTTGAGCTACCTCTGCTGTGTCAAAATACCATGTATCTCCTCTTTTAAAATATAAATTAACAACATCAGGGGAACTATGGGCATCAAACTTATCTTGCGCGGTAGTTCCTGAGCTATACCCGTATTCGTCAGAGCTTACATATTTGCACGGAGAAACTTCCGAACACGTAGACCCGCCTCCGGAGGTGCTAAAATAATAACTGTATGTAGCCCCGTAAGAACTAGATGAAACCAAAAGTATCAATATAAAAAGGATTTTTTTTATCACTAAAAACCTCCTCCCGCATCCTGATATTTTGCACCGTCATAAACCAGGTCATGACTTATAGCTGATGTTGAGTACAGACATCCAAAGGTCAAGTACTGTGCAGCATTATTTTCTCCGGTTATAGTATCTGTCCCTTGGAGAGACATTGCAGCATTGTAAACTTTCATAACGGTACTGCCTGCCTGGTCTAAGTCTAGCTCAATAAAATACCAAGCAGCAGTGGTTACAGTAGTCCCTTCGTCTTCGTCTGAGTCTCTCAACCTTATCGAGGCATTCCCTGTCCCTACATGTCTATGTGATATAAGGGCCTGATAAGAGGCTGTGGGATTGGTTGTGGAACTCACTGCTGCAATATAGACTTCTTGATAATCATCGACATCAACAACATAGTACCAAAATCCCTCAGTACAATCAGAATCACCTGAAGGCAGAGGAAACTGTATAATATTATCCTCCTGGTTTGCGCCAGAAATTGAGATAACAGCAGCATGCGTGCCTAAGCCTGGAGCCGCGCCATAGGTCGTGCTATATGTGTCAATTATTCCGTCATTGTCAGTTACGGTAGCATCGGTACAGCAATCATCGGCATCAGGACACTCAAATGATTCTTGATCCCCTGAAGCAAACGTGAGAGTGTTACAGCAGGATGGAGGAACTGCCAATCCACTTACTCCAAACATATCGTCAGGATCATCAACACCAAAAGCTACGGCAGGATTTTCAACTTCAAATGCTCCTGTAGCCCATACATAATTAGGAGTTAAAAGGGCTAAAATTCCAAGTAATATATATTTTCTCATTATGGAACCTCAACTGTATCAAGAACAGGTTTGAAATATATAGTATCTGCTGAAAGTGCTACTCCTAGAGGTTGAGATTGATCACCTGTAGTTGAAAGTGGCGTTTGAGTAAGCCCTGTTGTTGTACTTGGATCATCACTCAAATATATCTTCCCACCAATCGTCCAGTTCCAATCTGTTTCACAAATCTGCCCTTCAAGCAAACAATTTATTGCTCCTGTTCCAGATGCTAAAGCAAGACAAAATGCCGGAGCTGCTCCAGAACTTGCAACATCACCATCGGCTTCAATTAATTCTCCATCAGTATCTATGTGATATGCCTGACCAAATGAAGTATTTGATTGCCCTGAATCAACTGTCATGGGCATTATATTGCCAGCATAATCACCATCATTAGTTAAAACTGACCCAAAACTTCTATATTTAATGCCAAAGTTCTGCCTTGTATTGCTTTGTACCCATCTATCAGGTGTATCATAAGTCGCATAACCTACAGAAGTATAATCAAACTGTATTTGTTCACCATCTAAGACTTTCACAGTTCCTATAGTTTGCTGTTGAGCTGCGATCGTTGTAAACGTTGCCCAATCGGTTGCTGAATTATCAGCAGAAATCACAATCTTGAGATGAGGTGGCCTTGATTCAAATCCTGCATTTTCTTGTA